TCATGGCGCGTGCACGACGTTTTAGTTCGGCCTCTTGTGAAGGTGTTAGGTTCATTCAGCTATTAAGTTATGCTTAATAGTTGGCCACTTATCCACAACATCACAAGCCCCTCATAAGGCTGGCATAATTGATCTGCTGTATGTCAGTCACCACAGACCTAACGTCGCTGTACATCAGATATGCATCCTCGATGCTGGCGATCCCGTGCAAGACCGTAGCATGGTGCTTTTGGCTGTGCTTGGCAATCGACGTCAGCGTCCAGCCGTAGTGCTTGCTTAGGATATACCACGTGATAGAACGCGCCCTGACTACATCAGCACGTCGTGTGGGACTGTAGGCATCCTCGAGTGTGACGCCGCACAGTGTGCATACGTCGGATAGAATCAACTCGTATAACATAAAACCCCCTAATTCTTTTTGACGAACTCGATGGCATCGTCGACAGATCTGACGATCCCATAGGGTACGCCATAACGCAGGCAGCAGTCCGAGAACCTGTTTTGCGTTTCCGACACCCTACCTTTGGCTGCCTTAACCTCTAACATCCATGCGCGGCCGTCACGATATACAGCCAAGTCGGCATGGCCTGATGTGGCGTTGATGTTGACCACACGGTATGAGGACAGCCGTGTGCCGTGTTCCAGCTGTTGAGTGCTGCTGTTGACACGCACCACCATATACCCGATAAGGCATAATTGGTCTGCTATTGCCTTCTGGATTACCCGTTCGGGTATAATCCCAGATGCTTTCTTGGCAGCCTTGGCACGCTTGGCAGCCTTCAGCTCATCCAGCAGCCTGTGCTCGCTCGCATCCCAGTCCAGATCGTCTATTTCCCTCATTGCATCCCTTGGTTGTTGTAACAGTGCCATAGTCCGTCGGTACCTTCGAACCATGTGTAGACGTCGACGTTGTGCTCATACATCAAGGACAGCATGGTCTTGCCTGCCTTGACTCTCTGGCGTTCGACCACAGCCGACTCCAGCACCTCATGGCTCGGGATAAGTCTGGCCTCGGTAGCGTTGAACTGGGAAAGGTCGGGGCCATCATCGGGTAGAACGCCATCCCAAGCATCGCCTGGTGGCTGTTTATACCGCTTGAAATACTCCCAATCAGCAGATAGCACGTCGTGTAAATACGTACCTCGGGTTGCCTCAACAACGGCATCTATGTTTTCAGGTTGCAAGGTGCCCCCTGACGTAGCAACCGATGCCAAATCGTCGCAACCGTAACGGTACCATTGACTTACGAAGAAATCCAGCATCCTCTCGGTTGCTAGGTTGCAGGGTGAAACTATAGTTTTCACTCTATACTTTTCATTTATTTCTCCTTCTACTTCTAATATATTCTTACAACCTAGCAACCTAGAGAAGTATATATATATAAATAAAGGGGTTAGGTCGGTTGCCACCTGTTCGTCCGAACTGACAACCTTCTGGCAATCCGGCAACCGAGGGGTGGCAACTGGACTCAGAAGCCCCATCTCTACCAATTCGTCACGTGTGAACAGCATTAAAACTCCCCTTCCTCATCTACGTTGAATGGCGAATGTGCTGATGACTTCGTGCCTATAATCACGTTGTAGCCCCTTCGCGTGCCCGTGGTGGTCTTTTTAGCTATTCGGGGTATGTTGGCCTTGGCTAATGCCCTTCCAAGCCCGTAGATGAACTTATCATTGATTTGCAGGGAGATCTTCTCTTCGTCGTAGACGCGGTTCGCCAGTTGAGATGCAACCTCGGATGTGGTCAGGAACGGCACGTGAGCCCCCGAGCCCTCCGGCTTGTGGGTTATGTACTTGGACACTAAGTCGTCGTATTGCGTCAAAACTTCAAAGTGCTTATTCCAGTCGTTGATCTTGCTGATCTCACGATCATCAAACCAGTAACGTTTCCCCTCACGGTAGTATGCAACAGCCTGCGACCACAGACCGTCGATGTCAAACTGGCGGATTGAGGTGATGTCGATGTTGCCCCCTACCGGTATAACAGGGAACCGGCGCGATCCGGTCTCGTCGTTCAGGAACGTTCGCCTATTGACAGATCCTGCAAAGGAGCATCTTCTGGCGTACGTCGTCTCATACTTATCGTAAGGAGACCTGAGTCTCATGGTGTCGGACGTGATGATGGCCTTAATAGATTCGTGCTGTTTTTTGGTCATCGATTCCAGTTCGTCATCTACGACCATGAAAGACCTGGCAATTATCAGTTTGACGTCCTTGTCATCCGAGATGCTGCCCTCATGGTAATAGTCTTGGCGAAGCTCAACAGGGCATAGGTGACGTAGGTAGGTCGTCTTGCCTATCCCCTGCCCGCCCTGCAGAATTAGCATGATGTGGTTCGGTTTGTGGTCGAGAGCACCGGCCACGGCCCCTATGAGCCACTTCTCGATGATCATCTCGAATATGGCATGCTGTACTTCGGCTGAGTTGTGCTTACCATCGTCGATATCGGCATCGTGTGGCAGTAACTGCACATAATCACGGATGAAATTGCGATCGCCTGCTTTCCACTCGTCCAAACCTTCGAAATAAGATTTGATAGGGTCGTGCTTAGGTACGAAGTCACTATCGAGCACTTCGTTCATGCGCTCTTTGGTGATCTTGATTCCAATCTTCCGCATCTTACGAAGCTGACTGTGCACCCAATAGTCCGTCAGGGCTTCAAATTTGACATCGTTGTCGCCTCTGAGCTCGATTTTGCCAGTGATCACGTTCTTGCGGAACTCGTAACCACTGGATAGGTACGATTCAACCTTGTCGAGGATCTCGGTAGGGTCTTTGGTCTCAAGTTTGATAATGTCCTTGGGAACCTCGTAACCATGTAGCTTGGCGTAATAGTACAACGTGGCAGTGGTTACTCTTGTGAGCTTATTCTTGAGAACATCGGCATACGTCAGACCTCCAGACATAGGTGACCACTCCTCGAGGAGCTGTGCGGCCATCTTATCGTCACCCAAGGCGTGTGCGACTGCTGCCACTACTTTCTTCCACTGGATGTGATCCTGCTGCTTAGGTATGACACGTAGCATTGCTCTAATCTGGTCAACGTTCGGCTTAGTACCACCGAAGGCGTTAAAAGCAATCTCCAGATCACGTGCTTCCTCATGGCCGTCTGTCATGTCAGCGATCTGATCCATGGTAAGGATGTTACCCCAGACGTGGATCTGTGCGTTCTTAGCACCAAACCAGATGCGTACTGCATCCCGTGCGTTGGTGTCGCCTCCAAAGCGTTCAGCCAGGGCGGTAGTAATGGCCTTGTAGTCTTTGGCGTTGCGTATGGGCTCCTCGGTTATGAACATAACCCGATAACGTGGGTTCTCTGCCGTGTGCGAGGCTGTCGTGTACGCGAACGAAGCGTACTTGCGGAAATAGGGGTCTGCCTCGATGTCGTCGAAGCTGTGTTTGCCATTGTCGACGTCGACACCCACGATCTGTGCAGACTTGAAAGCATCGCCGTTACGCTTGGCAAACCCTGTCTTCTGATCGACGTGAAGGTCAGCACAGCAGATAGGCCAGCCGTGACCTACGAGGTGGTTGATTATGTCATCGCTGACCATCTCAACAGGTGATAGCTGAGCGCTCAGAGCTACCCAGTCCTGACGTGTTGCGGCCTTATTGACAACGGTTTTGTTTATCGATAAACGAATCACTTGCACGTGGTTGTTCTCCGTGTTAAATAAATTTGAAGGCGTTTTTTGCCTTAATTGATGCTAGCACAGCATCGTGATACTCGCCATTTATTGCAAATTCACCACCAAATGAATTAGGCGAATCTTCGATATAGAACCTACCCTCATATTGTGGGTAATCATGATAATTTGAAAGAGCATGCCAATATGATTGAGTTGAATTTCTCAAATTGTCATGGCTTCTTTGAAAATATATTGCCTCATATGGTTTGGCTTGAGGACTTCCAACAAGTAATAAACATGGTTTTCCTGTAGTTAATACTAGGTATTCAACCTTTGTTAATTCGATACCGTCTAATTGTACTGGTTTAATTTCCGCCCACATGTTGACTTCACGCAAATAAAAGTCAGGTAAATATGACATATCAGGTGTAAAGTCATACCTTTCCATTTCATACTCATATGTAATCCCAATTGCGTCAAAATAAACAGCCCATCTCGCCTCTAATCTTGAACGAAACGTTATGCCGTTGTATCTGGTTGGTTTAGCGTAAATCAAGTTGTTCTCCGTGTGTAGATGTTAAAGAATTATGAAAGCTAAAAACTTGATAGCCACGTAAGCTATCCCCAGTGCTACGGCACCGATGCCAGCCACTGCAGCCACGAAGGCCAGCGTTGTAGTGTATACGACAGCCTGACGTGCCCAGGGCGGCAGAGGCGATGGACGTGAGATGATTAGTTCACGTTCAGCATCGAGGGCTTTGCGGAAGTCGTCGCGGTTCATGGCATCACCTCGTTATAAATGTCTGCAATGCGTTGGGCGGCGTCGGCGTGGGTTAATTCCAAATGCAGATAACCCATAACACCATCAATCGTACTGTCTATTACATGCCAGCAATTATTGGGGTCATACCACTCCACCGTCCACCGTTTTGGTTTGACATACATATCTGGTTTCGGAATCGGCATCCATGGTTCGCCTGCTTCGATCTTATACCATTGCAGTAGATTAATGTGGCCCCATCGACAACATATAACATTGCCACTTACTGTTTCTTGTTTTATAGGCAGTCTATCTGTTATCCACTCACTCATGGCTCACTCCGTGTTGTTGGCATAAAATAGAAACACCCATCGTCGTATGTGAACGGTGGGGTGGTGATTATGACCCGAGGGTCGAAGTCTGTTTTGCCGTCGTCTTTGGCTCTGACCATGCTGTCGTAAACAACCCAGCGGGCGCACTTGTCTTTCTGTGCACATGGGCCGCCTATGCAGACGGCGATGTCGAGGGGGAGGTTCATGGTAATGTTTAGTAGTTAAAAAAATAAGGGCCGGCCTTCCACAACCGGCCCTCGTTCCAAACTCCACCACAGGCGTTGCTGTGTTGGCATTTACTACCGACACGCAGGGGCATACCCTGCTTATTGGTTAGTAAAAAGATTTCTCTACTGGTCGTCCGTATACGTTAACATATGCGAACTGATCGACTACCGGTCTGTACCTGTTCAGCACGGAGTCAATCATCGGGCGTACTTTGCCTATGGTCTTGCTGATATGGATTTCGAGTGCTTGCCTCTTGGCATGCTCGGTTTCGGCGTACTCAGCACGTTTCTTGTCAAGGTATTTCTTGATGATCGTGATTTGTCGCTGATCGTAGTTTGGATCCTTCGCTGGCACTACGGCCCCGTTGGAATCTATGAAGGCAGCCAGTTCTTCCTGCAGCTTGTTGAATGCACTTACGAAGGCGATAAAGTTACCACAGGCAACGGTGCGGGTACATCTTACGTTGTTGCGTATTACCTGTATTCTTAACTGGATGCAGTTACCTTCCTTGCGTGCTGCTATGTTCTGTACAATAGGAATGTAGGCAAGCATTTTCGGGTCGCTATGCTCACAGAGTTGTTTCCAGACGTCAGAAAGGGAGCGTTGCATCGTCGTCTCCTAGGGATGGTGGTAACGTTTCGTTGACGGCAACAACACGATCATTGCGTTGTAGCTTCGGGCTCAACTTAGCTTGGAACTCAGATAGTAGGAACTCCATCTGCTTTGTGTCGTCCCATATCTCTTGACCGCGTACCTTGACTTTTTCCAAATCTGGTAAAATGATCTTCCCATCGACGGGGTTGATGGAACTACAGTAGAGGCGCTCAATTTTCTTGCCACGCTGTGAGACAGTGCAGCCGGTGATGACTCTGCTGGCGTCGTCCTTTGGTGAGAAGCTGTAAGGCTTGACTGTTGTGTCCAACGTTGCATCCCACTCGGGATTGCAGAGCGCCTGTATGAGTGTTTTGCCATAGTTAGAACTGTACTTGAGTGTGAGAACGTAGGTATAAGGCGCATCGACGAAGGTGATCCGCCACTGCTTACCGAAGTCGGTATCGGCAACCTCGATGGCCCGCACGAGACCTGTGAACTCATCGTGCACTAATTCGTGCACAGTGTTCCCGTCCTTGGTCACACGAGATACTGACTCGGGTGTGGCCTCACGAAGGCGAATGCGGCACTTGCCATCGCTGAGGGTGAAGTAAGTGGCATTTGTTGCCACGGATGATGATTGAAAACCCATGGTAGGTGATCCTGAAAAGGTAAAAAAAGGGGGTTAAGATGGACGGTTTGACTCGTGATAGTCCATCAGTATTTGACGAGCTTGATCTAGATTATACTTTTTAGGCAGTATCCCCAGTGCGTACATTTTGGGCCTGCCAGTTGATGTTTTTGCGCTGTAATCTATTACGCGTAACTGATTTTGCCGTTTATGAAATGTTATGTAGTGACGGCCTTCTGCTGCATTCTTAGCATGTTCAAAAAATGAATATCCTCCCGAAATTTGATATATATCTGAAATTCTTGCCTGCAATTTATTTGAATCATTAGGCAGTTGCGTTGTCGGCTGGTACTTACGACGTACCTCTATAACCTCACGTTTTGGCTTGGCATCTGGCATCAGAGGCAACACGTCTATGTTAATCTGTGCCATAGAGTTCTCAAGCAGCTCGATTGCTTCGAGCTGTTTATGTAGCTGGCATTTAAGTTGTACCAGCGCTGTTAAAATGTGGTTGGCCATAAGGCTCTCCGGTGTTAGTGTGGCTGAAAAAAAAATACGCACCGGTGCCTGTCAACCACAACAGACACCGGCACGGTTTACGAGTGGCCCACGGAGAGAAGCCAGTCGTCGTCGGTCAGTGTTTCGTCGTTGTTTGCCAGCCGTTCGTAGGCAGCCCTTGCGATGTCTTCAGGGCGCACGATCTCGATTGTAGCTTGTCCAGGCAAGGTTCCCGTGTAAATTTTCTTTTCACGTGGTGTGCGGAGGGTGCCGTTCATCGATTTAAACAGCACACAGCGAGCAGCTATTTCGTTCAGGCTTACCTCG